GGCGCGATGCTACCGCTACGACCTGGCGTAAATAGCTCAGGACCACGTTCACCGACGACGTATGACGTACCAGATCGAACGGTGCCGCCTGATGCCCTGCCGAATAGCTTGCCGAGGATGCCGCCAGTGCTGCCTAAGCCTTCTGTGAGTGAGCTGATACCAAACTGCAGCAGGATGTTCGCAAGGTTACGCAGCGTGTCTGAAGCAACGTCAGCCAGCGTCTTGGTGCCTTCAACAGCAGCGGTAAGGGAATCAACAACGCCGGTACTGATGGTGTCGCCAATCGAGCGGTAAACGTTCTTCAGCTCTTCTGCTTTCTCGGCCAGCCGTGCATTGTCTGATTCAATAGCAAGTTCAGCAAAGGCTTTACCCGCGCCAAAAAATGCCTGCTGTAGATCTATTGCATTTTTGACTACTGGTGCCATCAATTGTGCTTCTTGACGAATCGCATCGTTTTCAACTTGCTGCAAGTCGATTGTCTTCTCCTTTATGCCCTTTTGGCTCTCTACGATTCTTTGTATCGCAATCTGTTTGTCGATTTGAAGTTTAAGCAATTGGTCGCCTGAGAACTCAATGCTTTGGCGCTTTTGCAGAAGCGCAAACATCTCTTCTGTTAGATCCTTTTGCTTCTGCGCTTGAGACGTACCGCCGCCACCACCACCGCCAGTAAGGCCGCCGGGTGGCAATGGGGGTTCATCCAATTCGGGGTCAGGCTTGGTCGCCGCTGCAGCAGGAACAGCAAGACCCAAAACGGCTCTTGCTTTCTGTTCCCGTGCTCTCAACAACGCTGGCCTAGCTGCCATCTCTTCTTGCGAAGGCAGACCAACCATTGGAGCCAAAACGCCAAGCATTCCAGTAGCAGCTTGCTGCAACCTTGCTCCAGGTGTTTGCGACCTTTTGCGTTCTGCTTTTATCGCTGCAAGTGTCTGCCGTGCTGTTTTCTGCGCTTCAAGTACTGTTTCTCTGCTTGCACCTGCAAATGTAGCAGCAGCACCGCCAGCAGCACGCTCGCCACGTAATTTTGCAAGTTCAGCATTTGCTTGCATCAATGTACTCATGCCTTTAATGATCACATCAACTCCGACTGTGATGACTCCAATAACAGCCAGCTTCCCAAGAACGCCTAGCAATCCACGAAGCACTGGCGTTGCAGTGGCTGCTTGAGCTTGAAGCGCTTTTGTGTTGTTTGTGTATAACGCAAACATGCTTGCGCTCGTTTTTGCTGCTGTACCAGCACCAGCAATCGCACCAGTCTTTGCAAGCATTGCTCCAACAAAGGCGGTACGCAATGCAATAATTCCTTCAATTGCTTTCTTGACCAACAACAATTGAACGAGCATTTTTGCAAGTTCTGCTGTTCCTTTTTTAACTGGATCAGGCAATGCGTTGAAAGCATCGACCGCGTTTGATAGTGCTGTGGTCGTTCCCTTAATCAAATCAGTCAATGCTGGCCCAAACACTTCAAACAGTTTTGTGCCTAGTCCTGTGGATGCTGTATTTAATGCCTTGATTTGATTTTCAAGGCTATCTTTCATCTTGTCAAAATCATTTTGCGTTTTCCCAGCAGCATCACCAAGACCTTCAAGAATATTCTTGTAGTCAGATCCTTCGTTTGAAGCTGCAGCAAATGCGCCGCGTATGGATTCTTGAGCGCCCAGAAGTTTTATGGCTAGCTCAGGATTCTCTTTCATTGCGTCAGCAAGGTCGGCCATAAGGCCGTTGAATCCTTTGACTCGGATTCCGGCTAGGCTCCAGTTGATACCTAGAGCTTTAGCTGCATCCTGCGTTTCTTTTGTTGGCTTCAACAAAGAAACCAAAGTGCCGCCTAATCCTGTGAATGCAACCTCAGCGGTCGCGCCATTTTTGGTTGCTGCAGCAATAAACGCATTGACTTCGTCGAGGCTTACACCTGCAGTTGCTGCTACACTTGCAACCCTGCCAAGTTGTGTTGTGTAGTCAGACCATTGAACTTGGCCGAACTCAATTGATTTGCTGATGCTATCAGTGACCTTAATGGCTTCATTTCCACTCATCCCGTAAGCATTTAATGTCTTTGTCGTAACTTCTACAACACTTGTTACATCAACAAGACCGCCAACGGCAGCTTTTGTTGCAGCCTCAACTAGCTTGGCGTTTTGAGCTGTATCAGTAAATCCAGCCGACAGCGCTTGATAACTTGCAGCAGCAAGATCAGCTTTGCCCGCTGTGCCTTCAATGTTTTTGCCAACTTGATCCAGGGCTTTGCTTAGATTTTGAACATCACCGCCAACTGTTCCCAATCGACGCAGGTTAGTGTCTAGCTTGGCGACATCGCTGATAATCTTACCCAAGGCAAATGTTGCGCCAAACCCTGCAGCAAGGCCAGCAAGAGATTTAGTCAGTCCTCTAGTCGCTTTGTCTAGAGATGACGTATGTTTCTCTATTTCACGCAGCTTGGCAACGGCACCACGCGAATCAACATTGATTGCTACGTTGGCAACAGCAGCCACAACACCACAACAGACCTAACAGCAGTCTAACGCCGCCGTGATTTTGCGCGTTCCATCTCCTCTCGCTCGCGTTCTGCCTTCACTTCATAAAATGCTGCAAAATAAACAAACTCCGCATCAGTCAGTTCCGTGCGAAGTTTGCTAACAGTCATTCCTAACTCGCAGGCCAAATGAAACTCAAAGAAGAGCCAGTTGTCCTGCTTCAGTCGTTTTTTGCTTCCTCTAGGTCAGAAGCATCGCCTAGACCAAACAAGAACAGCTCAAGCTCATTCAACACAGACTCAGGCAGTTCGCGTTGCAGCTTCGGCACATCTGCCATCGCAAATGCTTTCGTGCCATCCTCTAGCTCTGCCATTTGACAAAGCATGTGAGTGCTCAAATCCAGCGCTTCATCGCTTTGTGCCAACGACTGAGCGCGTTTACGATCAGCACGGGTGATCGGCTTAAAGTACAGATCAATGACCGGATCACCAGCAGCATTTTTGAGCGGAAACTTCCGGCGTTCGCTTAGGTCAAATGCACCGACAAGTAGATCAACAGTGCGTGATTTTGAAGCAGGCATCAAATACTGAGTGTGATAGTTCCGTTCGCTGTAAAGTTGACTGATACAACTTGCAGCTCTCCTACAGTGGCACCATATTCTGCATTTGTCACCAGTGCCGTGCAGGTGATCTTTTTATCACCAGCCTCGTCAAGGTAAAGCTCAAGCTCTGCATCAGCCGGATCTGATGCTGTGACCACTTCCTTGATCAGGTCGAGCTTATCGCCAGCACCAGGAGCGTCGTACAACACTTCTAACGTGCCATTGCCGCCGATCAAGCCGCCGACATAAGCGCGGAAGGTGTCACCATGATCAGTGACCTCCAATGACTCTTTGTCCACGGTCATCGACCACGAACGCACTGCTGCGATCTCTGACAATGCAGCACCACCAGCGTCCTTATCGAACTTGATTGTGCCTTGTTCGCCGCGATAGAAAGCCATGATCAGAGCGCAGTGGTGATGGTGCCGTTGGTGACGAAATTGATCGTCACAACCTCCAATTCACCCACTGTAGCGGTGTACTCCGCAGTGGTTACAACACCATCAAAGCTGATTGACTTGCTGCCGCTAGTGTCGAGGTATAGCTCAAACAATGCAGTGCCTTCATCAGCAGTCGTATTGATGTGATCAACAAACGCAGCAGTCTCATCACCAGACGATGCGGTATAGATCACCTCACAGCTACCTGATCCAGAGATGATGCTGCCGATATTTTTAGCGTAACCGTCACCCATGGAAGTAGTTTCAAGCACTGCCTTATCAAGGGTGAGATTCCATGATCGAGTGCTGGTGATAGCAGAAGCAGAAGAGCCAGCATCGTCGAACTTGACGCTACCCTCTTCACCGCGATAAAAGGCCATGACTAAATAGACCGCGTTGAATCATGGTCTCAGTTTACATACGCTTCAAAGCTGATCACAATCTGCGTTTGAAAGAACGCAGCATCCGGTGATGATGGCGTGATGACGTTCGGTCCTGATGCCGGGTCGAAGGTGATCTGTGACGCGATAGTCTGACGGTCAAACAGATCCTTGATGCGTTCTGCCACGGTGTAATTGGCACCACTGCCAACACCAACCGGCGTGAAGGTGTTGACGGTCAAGACGCCATTCTGTTGGTTGTGGCCGTCAGATGGACCGATCAGCGTCAGATAATTGTTAGCACCAAAGGATAGAAAGACCTGCAGCCATGGCAGATTGTTCGGTGGTGTGAATGGTACGTTCTGATAGGCGACAGGGTATGACGGCGACAATGCCATTTCAGTGGCGATCCTGCCTTCAATTGCAGCGCGGATGTCGTTGTAAGTGCTGGTCATGATTCTCTGCTGATCCGTTCAGCGTTTTTCTTGATGAAGTCTTGCATGTCTTTTGCGATGACATGCGGAATGTAGTTTTGCTGGATCTGATTTCCTTTTGATCGCCAAGTGCCATTCCACGATGGCGGCAAGTTTCTGCCGGTGAGCACAGGCTCAGCGTATGGCAGGTTGTTATGGATGCTGTAGACGTTGCCTAGTTTTTCTTGGCCATAGTTCACACGGCTTGGCGGTGTAATGCCGCTTTCATATTTCCCTTCGGGCTTAATTCCGCCAGATGCTGAATTTTCACCAATCTGCCAACTAGCACGCAGCCTGCCGGTATCAACCGGGCTTGCTTCTTTTACCCTACGGTCAGTCTCAAATACGGCAACACGAAGCAGTTTCTCTAGCTGCTCCTCAGCGTAATCACCGATCTGAGATAGCTTGATCTCACCGCGTGCCATTAGTTCCTCAAAATCAGTTCATACGTGATCGGTTCATTATCCTGCTCAATCGTCCTTACCCTAATCACCTGATGCACAA